CGACCGGCTTGAACGTCTTTACAAGATCAATAAAGACCCAGGTAGGTTTAGCTACGAAGCCTTGATCAGTGCTCTTGATAGGGGGACTGGTCGCTCGTGGCGAGATGATCCCGCTGGCCAGGATTATGTCAATTCATGGCTAGCTCGTCGTCAAACTGCTACTACTTCTGCACCAGCGTCTACCCCAGCCCCAGCTCCTGCACCTGCTGCTGCTTCTCAAGCAACACTGAAGGTGCAAGCACCAACAACTCCTCAAGTCAGCACCAATCAAAGTGCTAATCAGGTAGCGGAGTTGCAGAGAGCTTTGGCTCAAGCTACAGCTAGCTTCCAATCACAGATGGGACAACAAACCAAGTCCTATCAACAACAACTCTCTGCATACCAAACTCAAGCACAGCAACAACTTAGTGCTTACCAAACTCAAGCACAGAAGCAGTACCAACAGCAAGCTGAAGAGTCCCAACGACAGATGATGATTGGTTTGGCTCAACGTGACCGTGCTCCTGCTGAAGTGAAGATGGCTCAGTCTGGTGCTGCTCAACAAGGTCTAACTCGTCGTGGTACTACTGGTTATTTCGGTCGTCAGGGTATGCGTATCGGATCCTTGAACGTACCGACAAGTGGTCTGACCATTTCTACAGATGCTGCATCCCGTGCTGCTTCTGGATCGTTTATGTAATTAACTAATGTCAGCTAAAACTAGATACGACTATTTATCTAAAGATCGTGCTCAGTTCTTAGACGAAGCTGAACAGGCATCAAAGCTTACACTTCCTTATCTTATCCGTGGTCCTGAAGAGTACCATATGGGGATGAAGAGTCTCATTACACCGTTTCAAAGTGTTGGGGCGAAGGGGGTTGTTACTCTAGCATCTAAATTGATGTTAGCTCTTCTCCCCGTTCAAACCAGTTTCTTTAAATTACAACTGGATGAGAGTCAATTGGGTGAGGAGTTCGGACCAGAAATTAAATCTGAACTCGACCTATCCTTTGCAAAGATTGAACGCATTATCCTTGAATCCATTGCAGCTTCAGATGACAGAGTACTTGTACACCAAGCACTTCTTCATCTTGTAGTGGGTGGTAATGCTTTGATCTTTATGGGTAAGAATGGATTGAAGCTTTATCCTTTGAATCGCTACGTCGTCGATCGTGATGGCAACGGCAATGTGATTGAAATAGTCACAAAAGAACGCATTTCTAAAAAACTAATTGAAGATCGTCTCCCTAAAGATTACTTTAATAGTAAGCTTGTCACTTCTGATGAGGATGACAAGGATGGAGATTGTGATGTTTACACCCATGTAAGGCGAGATAACAATCGTTTTGTGTGGCATCAAGAAGTTTATGATTATGTCATTAAAGGTTCCAATGGGAAGGCACCTGTTGATGTAAACCCTTGGATTCCCATGAGGTTCAATACTGTTGATGGTGAGAGCTATGGACGTGGTAGGGTTGGTCAATTCATTGGTGACCTACAGTCCCTTGAATCACTTACTCAGGCCCTTGTAGAAGGCTCTGCAGCAGCCGCTAAGGTTGTCTTCCTTGTCAGCCCCTCCAGCACCACTAAACCGTCCACACTGGCCGGTGCAGGTAACGGTGCAATCATCCAGGGTAGGCCTGATGATGTAGGTGTTGTGCAGGTTGGTAAGACAGCTGACTTCAGGACTGCCTACGAGATGACCTCCACGTTGGAGCGGAGGTTGAGTGAAGCTTTCCTTATACTTAATGTAAGGAACAGTGAACGTACTACTGCAGAGGAAGTACGTATGACACAGATGGAACTGGAGCAACAACTCGGTGGATTGTTCTCATTGTTGACTGTTGATTTCCTTGTTCCGTATCTTAATCGTAAGTTAAGCGAAGCACAGAAGAGTGGTGAGATTCCACGCATCCCAAAGAACATTGTCAAGCCAACAATTGTTGCTGGCATCAATGCACTTGGAAGAGGACAGGATCGAGAGAGTCTTGGTCAGTTCCTTACGATCATCGCTCAAACAATTGGACCTGAAGCCATTGCACAATTCATCAACACCGATGAGGTAATCAAGCGTCTTGCTGCTTCTCAAGGTATTGATGTTCTTAACCTTGTACGTTCTATGCAGGAAGTACAAGCTGAACGTCAAGAGATGATGGCTCAACAGATGGCAATGGAACAACAGAAGATGGAAGTTGATGCTATGAAGGCACCAATCAATGACCCATCTAAGAACCCTGAATTGAATCCACAACTACAACAACAACAACCACCTAATCAATAATGTCTGAAGTTATGTCTATGATCCCGGACGAAATTGCACCGGGAGAGCTGAATGCAGATGAGCAAGACTCTCTGCGAGTGGGTGAAGAACTCACTGAACAGCAAGACACTATGCTTGCTGGTAAATATAAGAATGCCCAAGAACTAGAGGCTGCTTATATTGAACTCCAGAAGAAGCTTGGTGAGTCCTCTAATGAAAGCAGTACAGAGGATGGAGGAGAGGAAGAGGAGTCTGAACCTGAGGATTCCACTTCTCTCCTTGATCGCCTTTGGGAAGAAGCCCAAGGAGATAATGTTAGTGAAGAGACAATCAAGAAACTCTCTGAAACTAATTCAGAGGATCTTGCAAAGATGTATCTTGAGTACCGTTCACAAGTAGAGAACGAATCTCAGTCAGCTGTAATGTCCCAAGAGGACGTTAAAGAACTGCAAGGTCTTGCTGGTGGAGAGGAGCAATACAAAGAGATGCTTGGTTGGGCAGGACAGAACCTGTCAGCTAAGGAGATCGAGATGTATGATTCCATCATGGATAAGGGTGATCCTGCTGCTGCATTTTTTGCAGTACAGGCTCTTGCTTATCGATACCAAGACTCCAATGGTGTTGAAGGTAACCTTGTTCAAGGTAAGGCACCCTCTCCTAACACTGGTGCATACCGTAGTCAAGCTGAACTTGTACAAGCTATGAGTGATCCTCGGTATGACAGTGATCCTGCGTATCGCCAAGATGTGATGCGTAAACTAGAACGTTCTAACATTAATTTCTGAAATGACTGACTACACTGTAACTCGTAACGAGAAGGCTGAACTTCTCAATGGACGCCTGGCAATGCTAGGTGTGATTGCTGCGCTTGGTGCGTATGCAGTAACTGGTCAACTTATCCCTGGTATTTGGTAATGGCATGTGGTAAAAAGAAAGGTAGCGGCAAAGGCGGCTACAAGAAGTAATGGCTAAACAAGGCCTTTACGCAAACATCCACGCGAAACGGATGCGTATCAAGAAAGGCAGTGGTGAGAAGATGCGGAAACCTGGGAGTCCTGGTGCTCCCACCGCAGCTAACTTCAAACGTGCTGCCAAAACTGCTAAGAAAAAATGATTGGTATTGGAGCTACACTCCTACTATTAACAAGTTATTATGGTCCTGGGTTCCACGGACGGACAACAGCAAGTGGGTCTACGTTTAATCAACATAGGCTCACTGCTGCACATAAGACATTACCCTTTGGTACTAAACTGAGGGTATGTCTGAAGAGGTGTGCAGTAGTTACTGTTACTGACCGTGGCCCTTATAGTCCTGGCCGTTCACTGGATGTGAGCCTTGGGACGGCCAAACGTATCGGGTTAGTTAAACCTGGAGTTGCTCACGTACGTACCACAAGATTAAACTAAATGACTATTGCTATTTCTGCACCCCAACGTATTAACGTGTGGGAAAAGTTTTGTCAATACATAACTTCAACAAATAACCGTCTTTATATTGGTTGGTTTGGGACACTGATGATTCCGTGTCTCCTTGCTGCCACTACTTGTTTTATTATTGCTTTTATTGCTGCCCCACCCGTAGACATTGATGGAATCCGTGAACCAGTTGCAGGCTCCCTCCTGTATGGAAACAACATTATCTCAGGAGCTGTCGTACCCAGCTCGAACGCAATTGGGCTACATTTGTACTCAGTGTGGGAAGCCAGTTCGATGGAAGAATGGCTTTATAACGGAGGCCCTTACCAACTGGTCGTGTTTCACTTCCTCATTGGCGTCTTCTGCTACATGGGTAGGGAGTGGGAACTCAGCTATCGATTGGGAATGAGGCCCTGGATCTTTGTTGCTTACTCTGCTCCTGTTGCTGCAGCGACTGCTGTATTCCTTGTATATCCGTTTGGACAAGGTTCGTTCTCTGATGGAATGCCACTCGGTATCTCAGGAACATTCAATTTCATGTTGGTCTTTCAGGCCGAACATAATATCCTCATGCACCCTTTTCATATGCTTGGGGTGGCTGGAGTGTTTGGTGGTTCGCTGTTTAGTGCTATGCACGGCAGTCTTGTCACGTCTTCTTTGGTGCGTGAAACGACTGAAGACATCAGCCAGAACTATGGATATAAGTTTGGGCAAGAGGAAGAGACTTATAACATTGTTGCTGCTCACGGTTACTTTGGTCGTCTTATCTTCCAATACGCTTCCTTTAATAACAGCCGTAGTCTTCACTTCTTCCTCGCTGCTTGGCCTGTGGTTGGTATTTGGTTTACTGCGCTTGGGGTAAGCACCATGGCATTTAACCTGAATGGTTTTAACTTCAACCAGTCCATCGTTGAATCCCAAGGTCGTATCATTAACACCTGGGCTGATGTGTTGAATCGTGCTAACCTCGGTCTTGAAGTGATGCACGAACGTAACGCTCATAACTTCCCATTGGATTTGGCTTCCACTCCTGCTCCTTCTATTGGTTAACAAATGACCATACTACTTACTAATGCTGCTTTCTATTACAAAGAAGAACCACATCAAACAAAGGCTTGGAATTGGTTAGAGGCACAACTTACTCCTGATCAACTTGAGGAGTTTGGGCGGTTGTACCGTGACCGTCCTGAATCTCTTTCTGGTTATACGTATGTCACCAAACGACAACTTGCTGAGATCTGGCAATGCTCTCCTGCGTTGATTGGTGACAGTGAGATTGTTGAATTGAATAAGTGTCTGGAGACATTTCAAATCACTACTCCTTCTCGTATCCGACACTTCCTTAGTCAGACTGCTCATGAGTCTGGTGGAGGACGTTGGAAGAAAGAGCTTAGTGATGGATGGTACCTTGAAGGTAGGACTGACATCGGTAATTATCGATACGGTGACGGTCCTAAATATAAAGGAGCTGGTTACATCCAGCTGACAGGGCGACACAACTACCAGAAGTTTGCGGACTACATCGGTGATCCTAAAGTGATGGAGGGTGTGGATTATGTTGCTGAGACTTATCCATACACCTCTGCTGGTTACTGGTGGTGGTCTAATGGTATGAATGAATTGTGTGATAAGAACCCTACGGTAAGACAAGTCACCCGTCGTGTTAACGGTGGGTATAACGGTCTTACCGATCGGGAACATTACTACGTTATTTGCCAGAGAGTTATCTAATTGATAGGCGGGTGCAACTCCCGCCCTGGCTATTGGCATTGGCCCTTACGAGGACACCCTTTGCCGTCTAGACGGTGGGATAGACCACAATAAAAACTAAATACTCTGGATCCAGAGGAACGTGCTTAAACCTCTTTATAAAAAACAATGGCATTTCAATCTTCGATTAACCCCTCTAATCTTACTCAGCTGGGTCAATCTAATCTTGCGGGTGATACCCGTGCTCTTTATCTCAAGCTTTTTAGCGGTGAGATGTTCAAAGGATTCCAGCACAACACTATTGCTCGGGATCTGATCATGAAGCGTACCCTGAAGAACGGCAAGTCTATGCAGTTCATCTTCACGGGTCGCACCAAGTCTGAGTTCCATACTCCTGGTAACAGCATCCTGGGGGATACCAACAATGCACCCCCGGTGGCTGAGAAGACCATCACCTGTGATGACCTTCTGATTAGCTCTGCCTTTGTGTATGAACTCGATGAAGT